CTTAATTTTTGAACCAGCAACATCAGCAATAAGAATATTATCAAGCCGGAACGTGGCGGATATTCGCCGACCAGCAAAAGCCAGCCCTGTGCCAGCAAAAGCCAGCCCTGTGTTAGGATTTATGACAAGCCCAATGTCGGGACTGAATATTTTGATAGAATACTCAACCGCCGAAGGTGTGGTCAGAATAGCGTCCCAATTAATCCCGTTTGTTAGGCTTAACCGGTTCGCCAGTCTTATGTTGTTTAATAGAGACATCTTTTATAAGTTCTGCCTTTACCATATCTTGCAAATCTTTATGGTTTTGCCAATATTTTATCACGGCTTCCGGTACAGGGTGACCAATTCTTAAATTGTGTGTCATGTTGCCCCTCCTTAAGCTCATTTTCCTTAGCGCTACATATCCCATATTTCACCTTTTATGCGTGCCATGCTGGTAAAGTAACCTTCTGAATAAAGTTAAGTATCCCAGCTTCATTATAAATAGTTTCAGCGAAATACCATGCTTTTGCTTCCCTTGTCAGTTTTAAAACATCTGGCTTCATGTCAGATTCAACTGTCAATCCACGCTTGATTGGAATCATCAGGTAAGGGTTAGGCACAATTACATGGATAACGCCGGCAGTGCATCCAATATAGGTCGTGTCCGTATCTAAATACTCGTCATCATATGTAATAATTTCAGTATATTCAGATAGAGAGTTATATATTCTTTCGTTCGTGGACGGCAAACCCCTGATAACATCTACTATATTCCTTGCATCAGTAGCAGAGCAAAGGATTTTAAGATTCTGAGGCAGCAAAAACCGTTTTGTTATTGGATGAGTTCTCTTCGCTATATCAGTAGCGGCTTTGGCAAGAGTCAGATAAAGCAGCTCCTGTGGTAATGCTCCCGTCTGAGTAGAAGCAGCGGTGGCTTTTGCTCCTGTATAAGTTCCGTTTAAAAGCGGAGTCATAGCGAGGTCATCTCTTTTGAGATTATAGCCTCTTGCAACAGCATCATTAATCATAGTACCGGACATCAGTTTACCAGAAAAAAGCTCTGCCAGTAATGTATGTGTCCAGCCTGCACCATAGATTTTAAAAGTTACCGTGCCAGTATCTCCGCCTCTCATTCTGCCCATAGGTACTGACTCGCCCTCCCCGTTTATTTCATCAAACTTTACAACGTAGGGTAGCATTTCCTGAAGAGTAATCGTTCTATCTGCATTTGGCATAAACATTTCATTGTAAATGCGTTGTCTAATAGTAGGAAGAGCGGAAACCCTCTGGGTCAAATCTATTCTAAGCACATCAATAAATTTTTCCCAGTCTGGTAAAAGCGTATTTGATGCGGCTTGTGGATCACTCATTTTATCAGGAAGCCCAAGGAATTTAACCCTTTCATATGCGTTCATTTTTTTACCATCTGACCACACGATAGGAACTTCCATGCCGCTATCATACTGTCCTTTAATCTTGATAGCTTTTTGAGTGCCCACAGGCCTTGCGCTTTGTAGCTGCCCAAAAGCACTGATTTGTTCAATGCCTTTGGAATTAAACCTTATCCCTGAACTTGAAACTTCTACAGGAGCGGTTGGCGTATACCCTGTTTTTTGTAATGTTGCTTTACTTACTATGTCAATCATCATTGCTCCTAAGATGTTTTAATTACATATTGAGACGGGAAATAGGGGATATATGTTACAGAATCAGAGCCGGAAGACTCTATAATTCCGCATTCAATATCGCCTACTGCATCTGCTGAATCTCTGAATGCCCCAGCCCCAGAAGCATCACCAGGTGTGAAAAATATCTTTTTACCAGCCGTAAAAGTTTGTGTAGCGGCAACCTGGGTGGTGCGGATAGACCGGTTGAAAGCCAATGCTTTGATATTCCCTCTTGCAAGGTCTGCAATGCCGTCAAAATCCCTGACTTCTCCGATATATAGACAGCCCTGCACTGCTGTTATTTTTGCACTTGTGCTGGCCTCTGCTGTTAAAACATCGCCGCTGACTAATGTCAGCAAGCCGGCTGCAACTGTTGCAATAGTGTAAAAACCATCATTGCTGGTCGTTCCGGTAACCCTGATAGTATCACCAGCCGCAAAACCTGCGGTGACAAACCCGCTGCCTGAATCAGCAATGGTATCAGGATCAGCATCTGCAAACGTAATGCTGGACGCTCCAAGAATAGTAGCTGAATAAGTCCCAAGGGCCACTATTTCATAAAATAGTGCAGTTCTGCCTGTGTTATTTATTACTTCTATCTGAGAATTTTTAAGCTTTTGCTCATGAAATCCTGGATAGGCATATTGATTAGTAAAAACGCCTGTTTCCATAATGTTTTACTCCTTAAGCTTCGTAAGCCCCGCTGTCATCATTAATAATTGCTTTCTGCAGACCTAACGGCGCACCCAGTTTCATATCCTCAAATTTTGCGAGAACAATATCGGCTATTTCAGATCTAATATCAGATTCAGCCTTTCCTTTTTTTATTGCAGATGCAATTAACTCGCTGACTTCCTCAATATCCTGATATTTTTTATCAGCCTGAAGCGCCATGAGGCCGGATACTCTATCTTTTTCAGCTTGGACAGCTTCCTTTATTGCTTTTTGAGAAGCGTCTCCATCTTTTGCTTGCTTTTCCCCAAGTGCTTTACCTTCTGTCACAGCAATTTTGTAAAGCTCAGGGTGTTTTTGTTTAAATTCGGTTAAATCCATTTCTGTCTCCTGCTGTTTAGGTTTATTATATTTATCAAGTCTTGAAACAAGCTTTTCTAAAGCTTTAAAATCAAGATTTGAGTCTTTCTTTTTTATCGCATTTATGCTGGCTGTATGAAGTACTTTAGTTGTAGCGACTGCACTATCTCTATTTAAGTCTTCCTTGCTCTCAATTAATTCGTCTGCAAAGCCAGCCTCAACAATTTCTTTTCCGAAATAATACGTTTCTGCCTCTAATAACGTTTTAATTTCCTGTATAGATTTTCCGCTTTTTCTTGCATGAGCTTCAGCAGATAGATTTGCTAATCCCTCTAAAACGTCAGCCGTTTTTCTTAACTCTGCATAATCACCAATTGCCATAGTCCATGGATTATGAATCATGTAAACGGCGTTGTCATATGCTTTTACATGAGCAGCCGGCAATGTGGAAATATAAGCCATCATGCTCATTACCTGCCCCTGCATTGTGATAGTTATTTTAGAAGTAGGAAAACTTGCTGTGTAGTCTCTCAATATATTATATATTTCAATGCCATCATAAACAGAACCTCCAGGACTTACAATTTTTATATCAAGAGATTCGCCCGCAGCACTTGCTAATTCCTCACGCACTGCTTCAGGGTTGATTTCCCAGCCGACATCACCAGCTAAAACGAGTTCCTTAGTCATTTTTTAATCCGCTTCCCTCAGTTGTTTTTTTACCGAGTTCATTATATTTTGCCCTTGTCGCTGCAAGCGCATTAAATTCGGTTTTGTTAATATCTAAATTTTCATCGTAATCCGACCCGTTTAACTCTTGTGCCACCCTTCTTCCAGTCGTATAGCCCATTTCATGGTTTAGCTGATGCCCCTTTGCTGTTCGCAAAGGATCAATATCGGGCTTCTGCACGCCAGTAAATTCAGATCGTGTCCATCCGTCTCTATTTTCTTCGTCATCCCAACCTGTAACAATTATTTTGCCACGCTTGACCTCCTCATAAAACCACGCCTTATGAACAGCCCCTGCAAAATTACTACCGAATTTTTTTCTTTCCTTGTCGATGTGTAGCCACATTACAAGCAATTCGCCTCTTGCAGCCGTGTAAGTGTTTGTGAAATGGTATTCAACTGTTGATAAAGAAAGCCCGCACTGGGATGTTATATCTTTTTTCATTGCTGTATAGAATTTTTCAAACTGAGGAGTCGGTCGTTTTGTGTCGTAACTCTCAATCGAATGTCCTGCCGGCATCTGGTCAATGATAACGCTGCGTTTCTCTATGCCTATTTTTTCAATTGCAAGCTTTGTATCTACCGTTGCAGTTGTATCAGGATTGCTTGTTGCAGTTTTCCGTGCAGCGCCCCCAAACACGGCCTTGCTTGCCGCATTATCAGGCGGTTTTACCCATGCTGCAATCAAGCTATTCAATAAAACTGACTGTAATTCAAAACGAAGGTAATCAGCAAGCATGGTAAGCTGAGGCATTACAAAAGTTAGGAGAGGCGTACCTCTTCTAAGATGTTCAAAAACTTTATTGTAATTAAACAAAACACCTGGCCTTCTGATATTCGGATCAAAAACATTATAACGAATTGAATTAGCTTGGTTATTATACAGTTCAGAGAATGGTCTTATCCAAGTTCCGACCATCCTGCCGAATGGATTATATTCTATACCATCAACAATAACATGATTTTGTCTTGGGCTTCCACTTCCATCAATGTGATCAGACGGAATCAATTGTAAAGAAAGGGAATTCTTTTCGGTATAAGAAGTACTCCTATACCTTAAAAGCGCCATGCTTTCGCCAAACATAAGATAATTAAAAAAAGCGGCTACTGTCAGCTCATAAAAATTTCTTTCATGGAGATAATCAGCCTGTTTTGATAACGCCCACAGTCTGAACCTCGCCTCATGTGTCTGCATCCATTCCTTGCGAGCTTTATCATCCATTTTTTTAGCAGGATCAATGATCCTCCACATAGGATTTGATTCAAGCTCAAGACCAGCACCAACAACTAATTCAAGGGTTCTATCAACTATGGCTTTTCCAAGCCCTGATTGATAATAGGCAGTGTGAGAGGCAGCTCTTGCATATGCTAAGTCTGCATCAGTCCAGTCGCCATTCGACCTTGGCCCGTAAAGTTTTTCATTGATTGCCTGGCGGTTACCTATTTTCCCGAATGCTTCAGCCATGCGAGTCTTGGCTTTTGTGCTCTCAATATCAAGCCGTATTTGTTCCTGCTGTAAGCTGGTTTGGGCTTGTTCTAAAGTTTTCTTGCCGCTACTTTTAAAAGGCCACATATATTAATTCCATTCCAATGTCACAAAACGAGCGCCGGATGTCGTACTTCCTGCTTTTATCTGTTTTGCTTCCATCCATAAAGAAAGCGAAGCTTGAATATCTGTAATCTTTTGATATTCGACATCTTGCCTACCCTGCCCTGTATCAAATTCTAATACCTTCGCTTCCATAGCTGTATCCAAGATGCCTTGATATGTAACTATTTTTGCATCAATTTGTTCTGCTGTGTAGCAATTCGAAATTAATTCAGGGGTAAGCATTGCAAGCCTTTATTTTTTATAGTGATTATAATTATAGTTGCATATACAACTATAATTATGCCGTGCAGTATCACAGTCAATCTTTTATGTCAACCCCAAAGATATTTATTCTTTTTTTAGCATACCTCTTGACAATATGAACCGAAGGGCGCAGCGGGGAGTTTGATTTTTTATAGCACGCCTTCTTTTCAGCTCTTAAATTCGATAGAAACGTTTTCATAGCTCTTTATCAGATTTTTTAAAGGCTCTGTAGCGGCATTCATGTCAGCGAGATATTTAAAAACAATTTTCGCTACATGGTCTTTTTTTTTAATTTCAGTTTCATCGCCATCGGAATCAAGCAACCCATCAAACCCCCAATCATCAAGTTCCAATAAATCCCATTCGTTCGCCAGCAATTCAAAATCCCATTCGCCAAATGAATTATTATCCTTCATCGAAATTGCCCTAAGCTTTTTCGCTGCAAACTCACTATCAATTAGCTTGATATTGAGGCTGCCAATTTTTGTATTGTCTTTATTTAAGGTAACCCCTTCTATTCCCTGAAAAACGGCTACACGGTCAGAAGGTATTTGTAATTCTTTCAGGGCTTTAAGTCTCATGTTTCCACACAATACGATAAATTTATTTTCGTATTCGTACACGAGCATTTCACGCATTGTCAGCATCTCAGGATCATCAATGATTGATTGTAATAATTTATCAAACTTAGTATCCTTAATAATCCGTGGATTAGCCGGAACATCAGGTATCTGCCCTGTGTTCATTGATAATTGACTTAGTTTTATGTTTACTATTCCGTGTTCGAGACCCACTATCCGACCTCCTCAAAGTATTCTTCAATTGTATTTATGAAAAAGGATTCGCCCATGTTGTCCAAAGGTTCAAATCCATCCTTTTGCCGTTGTTTATTTATCATATCAAAAAGCAGGTTTTTCATTAACTGTTTTGCTCCTAAACCCATCTTTGCTATATCCAATGCCTCATTTCGCCTTTGTGCTTGGTTTTCTATCGTGATTGTCTCTATGCCTGCTCTGGATACTTTGCGAATTATGTCCTCAGCAACTAATTGTTTATAAAAAGCTGGCGGGAACGTGTCCGGAAAATGAATAAATCCAAACGGGAAGCCACCATCCTTGTGAGGCCTCTTGCTCAGTTTATTATAAAGCTCTTTTTTTAAAAATTGGTCATTCAGCATCACCATAGGTGTTTCAATGTCATTCTGCACGAGCTTGCACCGCCGCCCTTGCGTTAAAGTTTGCCGACCTGCACACGGATAAACTCCTGATATGCTGTTTTCCCTGCTAAAACCATCGCAGAAGGAATTGACAACATCCCTTTGGAATCCTGCATCAATCAAGCTCATAATAATTTTAAGCTCACGACCATCTTCTGTTTTGTATGTTCTCAAAATCCTTTCTGATAGCTGCTCCCATGTTGAATCACTATGATCAGTTGGATTACCTTGTATTGCATCCGCACCCACGGCATGTCTTGACCAATCCAGGCTTTCCGGAAAAACCCAATAGTCAAGAAAATAAATTTGTTCCTTTTTTCCCCAGCCCATTAAGCCCGCCTCGATACGATTACCTTGTATATCTGCCTGTAATGTCAGGAATAATACGTCGTCAGGAATATGGCAGCGCTCCCTGTCACTTGCATAATGTGAAATATTTTCAGCAGTCGGCTTGGAAAGCATGTCTGTTGAGGGTTCGCCGAGTACATCATTAATGAAATCATTTAAAAGGCTTTTATCCATTTGTGCATTTTGCCACTGCTGAATCATATCCAGCCAATTTCTGTAAAAGAATCCTGGGATATGATACGACCTGACTCCAAACTCTTTCGCCTTTACAGTCGGCTTCCAGATAGCGCCTTTTTCCTCTGATAAGAAAAAATCCCTATCACTTTCGTACCATTTGCCCTTACATTTTATACACTCATACCAGACTGGCCTATTGGTAATGACAGGCCGTCCGTTTACTTCTTTTGTTTCAATATTTAGTTGGCCGGTTTCATCTTTTTCCCATCTGAATTGACTCCACTTCATTATTTGTAACTCGCCACAATACTTACACACAGTATAATAATACCTTTGATCACCTCTTAAAAAAAGTGGGTAAATATTACTTGCATCCTGGTCTTTAGGTGTTGATAATCCGAATACCTTTTCCTGTTTATTTTTGGCGTATGTATTTACACGCCTCATGGCTTTTTCAATTGTATTACCGCCGCCACGCAGCATCGGTGGGTACACATCAGTTTCATCTAATATCAAAATACGTATCGGGAATGACCTTAGCTTGCCCTCGGAGTTGGGGCCGACAGCCCGCATAAATGTCCCACCATACATTTTCGAAACTTTTGTATCTCCAGTAGCTTTTTTGTGTTTTTTTTGAGTATTCGGGGCTATCTTGTCCTCTAATCCACACCCATAGATAACGTCATCAATGCGCTTTTCCATTGTTTCAGCGGCTATATCGCCATCTGCTGAGACAAACAGCATGGGGCCAATACCATATTTAACACAAAAGCCCATTAAATTTTCAGCTAAGCCAGTGTTACCGCCCACTTGCGCTGCTTTCATGAGATATAATTGTCTTGTCGAGCTTTGTGGCGAAAGCTCCTCTGCGGGTTCACGCATGTAGGGGGTTCTATCAAAACTGAATTTACCCGGTGTCGCCGTCAAGCCACTGCTTATATACCTGTCATTTTCGGCAAACTCTGCTACTGTTTCTGTAATATTAACTTCTCTGAAGGTGTCAATACGATCCAATAGCCATTGCTTCCAATCCAACAAAACTGATTCAGGCGGCAAATAAGGCGGCGGCCTCAATCCTCCGGATGGCGCTCTCCAAATAACTTTTGAACCATATCCTTGCCGCTTTTTAATCAAGTGGATTAACAGCAGGGCTTCTATTATAATAACGTCACGTGACGTTTTAAGCTTTTGAGTAATAGAAAGATGTTTAGCTTTAAGCCATTCTGTATCTTTACTACACCAGCTTTCATACAAGCTATAGTAATTAGCTGTATTTATTTTTAATAAAACTGGATCAGCATCTTTATCTTTTGTTAATGATTTAAGAATAAAGCGAGCATGGTTAACTAATTCAATAGGCCGATCTTCAGTTACAATTTTTACTATCTCTGCATATGTAACACTTACTAATTTTTCGATAGGGTTATTCATATA